TTGAATAGCTTTTTTGACACCATTGAAGGCCAAAGAGGCCGCTGAAAGTATCGTTATTGGGTCCATTTATCATCCTAATGTTTTTAACACCCACCCTTTTGTGTTATCTGCTTGATACACATCTTCATCCCAACTGTAATATTTACCTGCGCTAGTTTCTTCTTCGGTTAAAGAGGGCATAGTTATAGGTGCATTCCATGTAGCACTGGCTGTTACCATACTCCAAGATGTATATGGTTTTGGTGACATAAATAAATCTTGATCAGTAAAATATGTATAACCTTTACCTGCATAGTTACCTCTCATGTTTCCGTTATATGAAGTTTGTTTCCATGTTCCACCTAATACTTTCTCAAGATGTGCTTGACCAATGTATTCTTTTTCAACACCGTTTACATCTGCGGTATCTTTGTTTTCTACTACGGTAACCCTTAAAACTATATTCGCAGTATTTAATTCAGCAAAGTGTGCCATCTCATGCTCCTATATGTAATCCAGTTAACTCTACATCTTCACCTATGCAACCTTTTAAGAATGTATTAAAAGATAAACTTATTCTTTCTTTACCCACTACTTTTTCAACCATATGATTTAAGTTAGAAGGGAAAATTACTAAATCATTTGTACCTGTTTCAAACCACCAACTTTCACTATTAAAAAAATTATATTCTTTAGCAGGTATTTTTATTTGTTTGTATTCTTCTTTATAAAAATAAATCTTATCTTTTGTTCTATCAGCTTGAACATAAAACACACCAGATATAAAGCTATTAGGATGGGCGTGTTTATGATGAAACTGTCCTTCTTTTGTATAGTTGCACCACGACTGTGTAATATAAGGCTCAACATTATTTTTAGGTTGATATATATTTTTAAAATATTCTTTTACAGACTTTTCTATAAATTGTTTTATTTTTTTCATTTCTTTACTATTTAAAATATTATTATCAATTGATGTTGTATTACCTTGATTGCTTCTTGTCTTTTGTTCAGTTATAAACTTTATTTCTTTTTCTGTAATACCTTTGTGTTCAAAAAAAGTTACTGCCGTAGGAAACAATGAATGAGTTATCAATTCAATGCACCACCAATTTTTCCTTGCATTTCTAGTATTTTATTTTCTTGGTCTTTTGTCCAAATAGTATTTATAGAATCTTCAAACTCTTGTGCTTTACGTTGTGCATCTCTAACTTCTTGCATAGAAGGGCAAGGTCTATCATCTTCCCATCTAGTAAATGTAGAATTAGATATCTCCCACTTAGCACCCGGTCTTAATAACTCCATAGCACTATCAATTCCAGTAAGTCTATAAATTTTATCTTTTGGTTTTATTTCCATTTATACTCCTATGCGTTCATAGTTATCACAATGATTCCAGAGCCACCATTTCCTCCACTATTTGGACCTGATGCACCACCTCCACCACCTCCACCACGAAAAGCAGTTCCATTACTACCTGCTCCACTAGCAGAGCCAGCGCCACCACCAAATGATGCATCGCCTCCTGCTGTGCCAGAACCGCCACTACCACCACCTGAAAATTCAAGTTCGGTTCCTGTTATTGTAGAGGGAGTACCAGATCCACCGTTACCACCTTTACAACTTGGACCATTAACATTTGCACCAGCCGTTCCAACAGATGAAGATCCACCACCTCCTCCACCTGCACCATTTGAATAAGGTCCTCCCCCAGGACCTCCATTATTTCCTTGAACAGAGTTTGAAGGAGCACCATTACCACCGTCTGATGAGGCATTCGGTTGATTACCTGAACCACCTGAATATGAAGGTGCTGTATGATTTGTTCCGTTTCCTCCCCCTGAACCACCATTAGCTCCTTGATTGTGGGAGCCTGAACCTGCACCACTACCGCCTCCGCCTCCTCCAGCAGATTCAATTGTTGAAAATGGAGATGGCCCTGCTATAGAAGAGTTTTCGCCAGTAGTACCTACAGCCGCAGTGCCACCAGTAGTACCTGCTTTACCTGCTCCAACAGTAATTGTATACTCATCCCCTGCGGTAACAGATAATGAAGTGCCTGTTCTAAAGCCTCCTGCACCACCACCACCTCCATTACCATTTCCAGCACCTCCACCACCTGCAACTATTAAATAATCTACAGAAGATACTCCAACAGGAGCTTTCCATTTTGTTGTGCCTCTAAATATTAGTGGTGAACTTATAGGTACTGTGTATTTAATAACTACAATTCCAGAGCCACCGTCGCCTCCTGTTCGATAAGCTCCTGCATTGGTTTGCGCCCCACCACCTGCGCCACCTCCAGTATTAGCAACCCCATCATCGCCTACTTGTTGAACAGGAGCATCTCCACCACCTCCAGAACCACCACTTCCTCCTGTGCCTCCTCGCCATGTATTACCGCCACCACCTCCTGCATAAGTTACAGATGCCCCAGTTATTGTAGATGCTTGACCATCTCCTCCAGTACCACCATAGGTGGGCGAGCCTGTATTATTAGAATCTGTTCCTGCTGCACCAGCACCACCTCCACCTCCTCCAGCCCAGTACGGGGCAGGTGCAGGACCATCTCCACCATTTTTTCCTTGACCGGGAGATGCAGGTGCTCCGTTACCACCGTCTGAACTAGCTGCTGGAGTATTTCCTGAACCTCCATCTTGTTGGTTTCCAGCATTTCCACCTCCACCTCCAGAGCCACCACTAGGGGCTGTTCCTGCATTTGATGTTCCACCACCTCCACCTCCTGATGAGGTTATCGTGCTAAAAATGGAATCTGCTCCATTATTTGCATGATCACCAATAGTTCCATCACCTTTTGCTCCTCCTGCGCCTACAGTTATAGAATAATCCGTACCTGCGGTTACACTAAGTCCAGTTCCAGTTCTGAACCCTCCTGCTCCACCGCCTCCTCCTGCATTTGTACCTCCTCCACCGCCTCCTGCAACTACAAGATAATCAACACTTGTAACGCCAACAGGGCAAGTCCATGTAGTATCACCTAAAAAACTTTCAATAACTACAACTCCACCTGCTCCTGCGGCAACAGAAAAATTAGAAAATAATAATTGATGTACACCAGTCATTATGAGATATTTCCAGTTAGAACAGCTAAATCTGCTGTGTAGCTAAACATAATTGATGCGACTCCATTTGCATCTAATGTATGCAAAGCAGTTTTTGCTAAATCTCCTGCTTTGACTGCGT